CCCATTAGCCAATGCCTCTGCCTGCCAGAATCTTGAACCTGTGACTACATTAAATGGCGGTCTTGGCTCACGATAGACACTTCCATTTATTGTATTAATAATGTTCTTCTTTTTATGATTATCTCTTAGTTTCTCGGCAACTATATGGCTTAATGAGCAGTCATGAACAATATCGGCTTCAAGTAGAACATCTTTATATTTGTTATAAATCCATTCCTCAAGGGCTATATTGATTAACCCCCGATTAGAAGACCTGATAAGAAATAGTTTGCCATTAGGAGGCGTTAAAGAACCGCCCTTAGCAAATAACCATACCTCATGACCCATTTCCCCTAAAGATTTAGCGAGTCCCCAAAAGTAAACCTCGCCGCCGTAATCAAGTCAAAGAGGTGGCGTAGAACTACTATAAGTAGAAATCAACGCTACCTTCATTGAATCACCTCCTTTTTCACCAGACACTCACTACACTTTCCCTATCTTTATATTTTAGATAGTCCTTATCATTTACCATTATAACCTGCACATCTGATTTAAAACATCCTTTTATATTCTTGGCATATTCGATTCTATTGCCAAACACTTTTTTAGTATTATCTATAGCCATTTTATCATAAACTACTACTTTATACCCCTTTTTTAAGAGTTTGTTTATTAAATGTATAGAAGGTGATTCATCTATAACTGGTGTGTTGGGTTTATAAGAAAGACCCAAAATGCCTTCAGTTCCATTTTGAACTATATCTTGTATTTTCTTAAATAAGATTCCTATTTGTTGTTGGTTAATTATGTCTGTATCTCTTGCTAAAATCGCCTGAGAATTATGGTTTTTAGCAAACTTCATAAATGCCCTGTTATCTCTGGGGAAACAAGGCCCTCCATAAGATGTACCATATTTAAGATAATACGGGGAAATACGCTTATCATGTCCTAAAGCGTCTGTAATATTATCTGTATTCACATCTAATTTTTCACAGATATTACCTAACATATTTGCAAAACTTATCTTCATTGTAATATACGAATTTAAAGCAATTTTTGTTATCTCCGCTTCCAAGATAGACATACAACAAACAGGTATTTTACTGTTTATTTTCTTGTATATTTCTGTAAGAATATCCCCTGATTTTTTATCACTCTCGCCTATAAGGAAAAAATCGGGATTCTGTAAGTCGTGCATAACACTCCCCAATGCTATGAATTCGGGGCTATAACAAATACCGATTCCTTTATCCAGAAGTGGCATTAACTCCTTTTCTGTAGTGAACGGCGATACTGTAGATACAATTACAAATAAATGGTAAGGTTTATTAGTAACTGCCCAACTTGCGTCCATAAGGACTTCTATTAAGTATTTACTTGAAAAAGAACCATTTCGTTTACTTGGAGTAGGGACTATTATAAATGTTACATCTGTCTCACGAAGTTTCCATATATCTATGGTGGCTGTAAGTTTTCTTTTAAGGAAGTGTCTATCTGGTAAACCATTACATATGGTTGCAGATTTTATTATATCAAGATATTCTTGTAAATGTGGCTCTTGAAATGGGGTTTTATACTTATTTATCTTTTCGACTGTTTCGGTATTTTTATCAATACCTATTACATAGTAACCATGATATGCTAAATTAACTGCTATACAAGAACCGAGTTTACCTAACCCTACTACTGAGATTTTTTGCATTACTTTTTAATTATCTTTTTTATAAATTGTTCTTTTTTTTCTAAAGATATTTTTAATTTTTTATTCTCAACTTGCAAAGCACTAATTACATCTTTATAAAATTCTAATCTTGCGTATAAAAATAATATTCCTTCTCCATCAGTTTTTCTCAATGTTAATAATTTCTCTATTGTTTCTTCATGGTCTATTTGACAACATAAATCCTGTATGATTTCTTCCATTTCATCCAATGAAATCTTTAAAGCTCCTCTTGAAATTGATTTTGACATCTTAAAGATTTTTGCATTAATTCTATCTACCCACCTTTTTATATTCTTAGGTCTTTGTCTATTGAATATTTTATATTCCATCGATTTGCTCCTCAATCCACTTATAAGTTAATTCCAAACCTTCCCTTAAAGTCAATTTGGGTTTCCAACCTGTATATCGTTCAATTAATTTATTAAATGAAGTTCTGCCTCTTACACCTTGTGGCATAGTAGTATCATAATATCTATTTAAATTCTTTCCAGATATTTCCACAACTATATCCACTAATTCGTTAATAGTAACCATCTCCTCTGAACCTATATTTATAGGTTCTTTACAGTCTGAATTCATCAGAGCAAGCGTGGCATCTATGCAATCATCAATATAAAGGAATGACCTTGTTTGACTGCCATCTCCCCATATCTCTATGCTTACATCATTCTCAGCTACCTTTCGACATATAGCGGCAGGGGCTTTCTCCCTACCACCTGTCCATGTCCCCTCCTGACCAAAGATATTATGATAACGAGCTATTTTTACATCCAATCCATAATTTTTCTGATAAGCAAGATAAAGTCTTTCGCTAAATAGTTTTTCCCATCCATACTCACTATCGGGTTGGGCAGGATACGCATCTGATTCCCTGCAATGGGGGTCATCTGGGTCTACCTGATTATATTCAGGATATATACAGGCAGATGAAGAATAAAATATTTTTTTAACATTATTCTCTAAACAATTATGAAGGATGTTAAGGTTAATTGTAGCAGAGTTACGCATTATATCTGCATCATTATCGCCAGTAAATACATACCCTGCACCACCCATATCTGCTGCTAATTGATAAACTACGTCCATTCCAAATGTATTCCAGCAACAGTTATCGTAATTTCTTAAATCTGATATTATAAACTCATCCGCCTCTGTCTTGCTAAATTCGGGGTATTTTAAATCCGCTCCTCTTACCCAATGTCCTTGTTTTTTAAGCCTTCCTACAAGATGGTTACCTATAAAACCGCCTGCACCACAAACTAATATTTTCATAAATTACCCACCTTTATTTTTTGAGATGTATCCTGTATTTTACTTCTTGAACAAACCCTTTCGAGTTCGGATATAAAATATTTAAGGTTACTTCGGAATTGTTTTTTATCCATAGAATCTATCTCTATAATCGGCTGACCTACCCCACTATCGTGGTATCTATTACATGATAAATAATCATCTTTTTTTAGGGCTTCTTTGTCAAATCTTACATCACCCGAATCCCAATAATGAGAACCTGGTATTGGCATTAACACAGCTAAATGCCATTCATCTGGTTGTGTATCTTCTACAAATTTAACTGTATTCTTTATAGTCTTTATATTCTCACCTGGGTTACCATACATCAAACTACACCTGACCGGCACTCCTGCACACTTAGCCCAGATAATTGCATTATAGTTATCATCTACTGTTGCTTTCTTGTTTATATTGCTAAGAATAGTTTCGTCTCCACTTTCAACCCCGTAAGTTATACTCTGAAGTCCTGAGTTTTTCATTAATGTTAGCATTTCTAAGGTAATACTATTAGTACGAGACCAGCAACGCCATTTAATCCTTCTCTTTCTGAACTGTTCACAAAAGTCAGCAACCCTTCTTTTATTTAATGTAAAAATATCGTCATATATAACAAAACTATCAATGCCGTATTTATTCATAATTGAATCAATTTCAGCCATAACATACTCAACTGAGTGAATGCGATAAGTGTAGTTTTCGTTTGCACAGTAATGACATTTATAAGGACATCCCCTTGCTGTTATAATATGGACAGCCTTCTCTCCGTTTATGGTTCTTTTATAAAGATGGGGATTAAGTAAATCCCTATCAGGCATTGGTAAAAAATCTATATCGTGTATCATCCATCTGTCTGGACTTGTATATCCATTCATATAAGAATATAACGCATGTTCCCCATCACCCTTGATAACTTCATCAACCTCTTCCTTTACCTCATCAAAACAATAGGTAACATGATGTCCCCCACCTATAACCCTTGCTTTCTTATAATGTTTTTTTATATATCGGGCTATTTCCTTAAACCACCTATACTGTGGGGTTATACAAGTTATCCCATAGATGTCAGCTTCGGGTATCATATTTAAACTGTAGGAAAATAACTGATAATCTATCAACACTATATGTTTAAAGCCTTTTGATTTTAAAAAAGACGAGATGTAAAGCAAACCCAATGGGGGGTTCATGGCTGGTTCATCCAGATACGGTGCTGGCGGATTTATAAGAACTATCCTACTTTTTCGTAAAGATTGCATATCCAGCCTTTGTATTTAAATCCACTTTTTCAGGATAATATACATCATATTCCCCGTATATTTCAGTCATATACGGATGCACATGCTCTATAGTTCCCCAGTCGGGGTCATATCCCATCTCTGGTTTATCTGGAACTTGAAAATCATGTATACAGATTACTGGATTAATCAGTTTCTTTTTAGTAATTGCTTCTAATTCCTTAAATAACGGTTTTTGTTCAAACCAGTGAGCATCAAGAAAGAAAAACCATCCAGTTTCTCCTTCTTGTAACAAAAGGTCAAGAAAATGAAAACTTTCGCCACTAAGCAAAGTAACATTTCTAACATTATGAAGTTCTTTACATGCAGTCATATAGTGGTTGCGATTGAGTTCTGTACTATAGACATGAGGAAATATCTTAGCGAGTTCCTTCGTACTTGAACCCAAATAAGTTCCAGTTTCAAAACATTTATCTAAATTGTGTTCAATCTGCATCTTTTTTGTATCTGCTACAATAAACTTATCTTTATAAGAACCTGCGCAAACTGGTATATCAACAAGACTATATGGTCTACTTACTTGGTCTTTTTTCTCTAATTTCTTCTCATTTTCCTGAGCTACTCTATCTTCGGCATGTGCAATTAATATTTTAATATTAGACCATTGCCTTATTCTATCGCCATATTTATATTCAAGATAGGCATTATTAAACATAACATCTCTACCCTGCCATTGATAGAAATCTGTTAATTGACCGTTTTCGTCTTTAAGGTTTTCTTTATGTTCTATATAATAATACTTTGTGGTTGTATCTATAAGAACCAGATAACCCCTTAATATTGCTTCTATAGCTACCTGATTACCGTTAAAACCAAGATGATTGTCCATTTTTTCATCCCACAATCCAGTGGTTTCTATAAGACTTAAAGGATAGGAACATACATTTCCCTCATATCCTACATAGGGTCTACTTATATTCCAGCCAGGACAATATTGCGGTAATACAATCCCTATGTCTTTGGGTCTTACAGTATAATCGATTATTTCCACATCATCATCTTTTATCTGGTCTTTCTCCAAAAATACTTTCATAGATTCAGGACTGCACATACTAAAAACTGCTGAGACTATTGAAGATGGATAAGTTTTGTAAATCTCCCAGAACTTTAAAAGAGCATCTTTACCTACCCACATATGGTCTTCAATCTCTACAATTAGTTCAGCGTTGAAATACATCTTAGCTGTGTTTCTTGCATTGTTCCAACCATTAGGTTTTTGCTGAGGTCTTATCTTATCGGGGATATATATTACATTAAGATTGTAGGGCTTTATATATTTATCAAACCAACCAAGGTCATATTGCTTATCTACCAGAATCCAGTTAAATTCTTTAAATGTTTGTTGAGATAAGGCTTTTGCTATTACCTCTACACCCTTACGACCATAGGTGCAGGTTACTACATTGATTTTTATGTCGTTTTCGTATCCGTAGGGTTTAAGCATTTTCTTAATACTATCAACCAGTTATTCCAATGCTGATTAGGGTCTTCATGGTCTCTGTATTCTTCAAACTTACTAAATATAATTATGTCAAGTTCTGCTTGTTTGATAATGTCCATAAGTATTTCCTCAGTAAATTGCCATATATGAGGTAATCTATCAAATGATGTCTTTTCATCAACATCTATTAAAGTACTCTGTATAGTAGGTTGCGACCTCATCCAACCAGTTATATTAGTAAATCCCCTGTCTGTCATATCCTTTCTAATATTCTCTTTTGCCCATTCTATATTAAGTCCATCATGAGGTAATCTCCATTCTTCAAACACAGTAGCTATAACTCTTTTAGCTACTCTTGAGGATTCTTTTAACATAGTTACAGGGTTAGGGGCATGTTCGAGAATATCTCCAAGAATAGCAAGGTCAAACTCGTTATCTTCAAACGGCAGGTTGCATATATCTGCTCTTACGAAATTCTGATGATTGTAAGTATCTAAATCCACATGGGTAATATTGGCGTGTTGCAACTGAGCAGGGTCTTCCCCACAACCAAGATTTACTATCTTGCCGTTGTTCTTTATTACATCTTCTACAAATACTCTCTGTAAATGAAGCCGTCTACTGCCATTATGGATATTACTCATAACTTACCACTTCTTAAATTCTCTCTCTAAATTAATTCTTGCTTCCACAATATCCTCTTTACTTAATGCACTTGTAAACACATTAGACGAATACTGGTCTGGTTTACCTTTATACCAAGACATTTCTGTACCATTCCAATCAATATCATAAAGTCTTTTATTATTATAAATATGAGAGCCTTTGTATGGAGTAAAAATTGTGAAATCCACATCATCTAATTTATTATCATATAAAAATTTCCTTGTTTCCGCAAGGGTTTTCTGGTTCTCATAAGGTAACCCCACTATAATAAACCCCTTGACTCGTATACCAACGCTTTTAAGCATTTTGATAGCTTTTGCCATTATTTCAGTAGTCTCGCCTTTATTTATCATTTTAAGAATAAGGTTAGAACCTGACTCTATCCCCATACCAACTTCCACTATCCCTGCATCAGCCATAGTCTCCAACAGTTCATAATCATGTTTAACTACTAAATCAGCTCTTACAAAACACCTTAATTTAAAGTTATAATTCCTGATTGCCTCACAGATTTCAATAGTGCGTTTTTTGTTAAGAATAAATATATCATCAAATATCATAAAAGCCTTGTAACCGTATTGAAAATGAAGAAGTCTAAATTCCTCTATCACATGCCATGACGGTCTAAGTTTGACTTTAGAAGTTTTACAACAAAATGCACAGCTAAATGGACACCCCCTGCCTGTTACTATGGTAGTAGCCAATTCATTGTCTATATAGTATTTATAGCTTTTTATGTCTATTGCGTCTCTGTCAGCATATGGATAATCTTCTATTTTCTGTGATAATTGTTTACCTATAATATAAGGCTTAGTTGCATTAACTCTATTTTTATGAAAAGCTAAAGCCTCTGTAACTGCATCTTCGCCATCACCTTTTATAATATAGTCAAAATCCCAACAACTCTCGAAATCCACCGTTGGATGAGCGCCACCAATAATAACTTTCGATTCATTTTTAAAACCCCGTATTCTTTTAAGTGCTTCTTTAGCCAAAGGAAATTGAGGAGTGGTAGAACTTATACCGTAAATATCGTATCCTTCTGGTATTTTAGATACTTTGTCATCATGAACCGTTACATCATAACCATGTTTTTTAAGCTGTGAGGATATTTGAAGTATACCAAGATTGGGGAATACCTTGTCGTTCAACAAAAATGGTGCAGGAAGAGTGATTAAACAAATCTTCATAACGCCATTCTTCCTCTTACCCCTTGCCAATCAAGCTTGGAGTAGTCTATATGCCCACACTTAATCGAAGAGTCGACATGAATCGGAATACCCTCTTTTCTGACTTTCTCGCAGAATTCAAAGTCCTCGGATACCCCGCTTGTTTTTCTACCTTGAGTCCATTCAAACCAAGGCTCTTCTATCTGTTTAAAGACATTCATATCTATAAGACAACAACCCATACCTACAACTATATCTTTATGGGTAAAAAGTCCATCTCCTGCAATAGCTTGAGGCGTAACTGCCTGATAACGACTTTCGCCAGATTTACTTTGCATAATCCAAATTGCTGGACACTCGTGTTTTGCACCGTAAACACCTGAAATTATAGGAAGTCTATGATTATAAAGACGAATTAGACCATCGGCGGGCATTACTACATCTGAGTCGAGAAAAAAGATATGTGTAGCGTTAAGTTGTTGTGCTTGTTTGACTAAATCACACCTTGCCCTATCAATAGGCAAACCCCTATTGCTAAGGATATTAAAATTAACAGGGGGTTGTAAGACTTTATACTGAACTGCCCATTCAAAAGTTACTAAACCTGTATGAGGCGTAGCTATTACAATTAAATCGGCTTTAGGTTGTGCTTCCCAAGCACCAATACCCATATTAAACCCCTTTTCATTTGCACCTTAAACAAGGCATCCCGACTAATCGGAACACAAATATTTAGGGTTAATTGTTACGTACCGATCGCCATCCAGTTTATCTTGCTTGAAGTCTGTCCTGATGAAACTCCTATTACACCACCAACATTTGAACCTGATAGCATAACGGACTTCCACATATCGTAACAGTGTCCACTGAATGTGGTATCAATTATTGTTTTGCCACCTGAAGTATGTAAACTCAGACCAGAAGTCATTACGTTATTCACATCAACAGTTGCAACTATAGTTATAATAGTTGACAGTCCAGTGCTTTGAGAACGTAAGAACCAACCTGAGAAACCTACAGTACCACCATCAATTTTCAGTCCAACTGTACCGCCTGCTTGGGTAAGCCTGCCATTTTGAATAAAACCAGATGTGTCAATTACAGTAGTACCGCCACCAGCCAAAAACTGACCAGATATGTCAATAACAGTATTAGTGCCACGCACTAGCTCGCCAGAGCAATTCATGACAAGCGTTTCATCGGGTCTTTTACCTACCCAAAGACCTGAACCATAAACAGATAGTCCATCATGATGAGTTAGACTCATATATTTATACCTCCTTATCGCACCCTTTAGGCATCCCGATTATTCGGAACACGATAGGGGTAATTAGTTAACTAAGCTCCAGAAGTCCCGTAAGTTCCACGCCAGCCCGTAAAGCCAACTGAGAATCTCATAGCCGCTTTGAATTTGGCATCGCCTGTGTCGAAGTCATCATCATTATCGAACTTGAGACTCTTTCTCCAGAAGAAATTAAGATAATGGTCTTCTTTACTACCCGCCAGAAACCATGCGTCGGTATCAGTCAGGTAATGACAGACCATATACTTTAATTCTTCATCCAACAGGGCGTTTATTTCGTTATCCGCAGTATGAGGCTTTTTCTCACTATTCAGAAGCTCTCTTGCCATCCACTTGTTTTCAGGAGCAACTATAAGAAGTCTTGGCTTAATCATGATGTTCAGATCTCTTTCATCAGTTGTATTTTCAAGATTCTCTATTGCCGCTTGAAGCGATGTTACGCTTAAATCCGCATCGGTAGATGGCCTGTTAGCATAAGGACCCGAACCCGAAGTTCTTGAAATGTTTGTATGAGCCGTGCTGAATAGTTGAAGACCGTCAAGACCCGTGTTGGTTGTGTTGAATCCGTTGTTGAAGATATTCCATGACTGAACCTCTTCTGTCTGATGAGCCGACCTTGAGAGTGCAGTAGGCATACGCCTTATGATGTTGTAAAGGTCATCTTCGTAAAGTTCCTCAGTTACTCTAAAACCTAAAGCATATGCAACATGAGTATATCTCAATTTGTTTGATGCCTGAAAAGGGTCATCATAGATAATGCTTCTGCCTTCAGGTTTTGCTGGCATCCTTCCCAATCCAGTTACTTCTGAATCCTCTTCATGGTTTCTTACTGAAGTCTGCATATTGAAAACTTGCGTATATTCCTTCGGCCATTGACCGTATTTTTGAAATACAATCTCTCGCATACCAGGAGCAAGCAAATGTGAAAATCCACCAGTTCTACTTGGCATAATTTAACCTCCTTTCTATTATGTTGCTACGTTTTGACCAGACAAACTACGCCACATGTCAGAATGTAATTGAGTCTTTTGACCCAATACCATAAAATTAACCTTTCCATAAAAACATGGATGGTCGTCTTGGTCATTTAAACCTATAACTCTAACCATTGTCTGTGTACCAAAAGTCGTTTTTGCCTTATCTACATAACTTACACCACTCATGGTTGTTAGTCCATACAACTGACCTATATCCGTAACTGCTGTTTGTGCGGCTGCTGAAGTAGTTGCCTGATTAACGTTCCCAACAAATACTGTATCTGGGGTTGCAATGTAAACCCCTGTAAATGTTGAAGCATTTACCGTTGATGCAATAGATTCAGATGTAAATCCAAGAATTCCATAACCAGAAGCATCAGTTCCTATAGGGGTTATTCCCATCGCAACACCAGTACCTCCAGAAAGGCATACCGCTTCGCCTTTACCAAGTGCTGCTGCTGCTAATGTTGGAAAAGACCACTGTGCAGGTTGTCCGCCGTCAAGAGCCGCTACTGGTTTTACACCAATTAAATCAGTTATTGTTGAAAGACTTGCATTTCTTCTACTCATAAGTTACCTCCTTTCTTAGTCTTCTTTGTCCTTGGTTATTCCTTTCTCAAAAGTCTTATATCCATGCCGAGTCGCTTGTTCCCTAAATTGTTCAACCGTAGATTCGGTTAGTTTTTTAGTTTTATCTTCAACTTTCTTAACTCTCTGATTCCTCAACTCCCAAGGCATCCTTGCAAGTTTTAAATCTCCATATTGTTTTGCCTCAGGTACTATTTCATAACCCTGTGCTTCCCTCTTGCTCATAATATTGGGTCTTACATTTAAAGCCCTGTAATAATACTTCTCAGGTTCGGTTTTATATTTCTCAAAGGGGTCGTAATTAGGAGATGTAGTATCAATACTCGTTACAGATACCTTCACCGTCTTGGGGTCAAGATGCTCAAAGGGATTAGTAGGTTCGGCTTTTTCAGGAAGTTCTACTTTCTCTTCACTAACAGTAGCAAGTATTTTGCTAAGAGCCTCATCTCCTGCCTTTTCTTCTGTTTTATTGGGTCTACCCCGTTTTCCCTTTACTTCCATTTCAAATACACCTCCTCTGCCTTTTCCCTTGTATAATCTGGGAACATTTTATGAGAAACTATCTTTTCCTCATTAGTAAGGGTTTTTGTCTTTTCTTTTTTCTCCTCAGGAGTTGTCCCACTTTCTAAAGAAGAGAATTCCTTATTTTGAATCTCTTTTGTAATTTTCTCTCTTAATTCCTTTTCTATATCTTCTGCATGATAGCCTTTTACCATTTTGTATAGTTTCTCCATAATACCTGGCTGTTGTTTAAGAACAGGATATTGGGCAAGTAAAGAATCCATTTCAGGTTCGTACTTAGTAAAGTCTGCGTTTTTTCTAAGATTTTCCTTTTGCACATTAATAAATGCGTCTGTTATTGGGGCTATAGCCTTTGAGACTTCTTCTGAAATTACGCTTTTACTGTCCTCTTTAAGTTTCTTAAAGTGAGAAAGAGGATTAGCCCAGAAATCTTCTTCGCTGATTTCGTCTTTTTTATCTTCTTCTTTAGTCGGAGATTTCTGAAAATTGCTTATAAACTCAGTAACTTTACCAAGATTCTCTGACATAGCAGAAAGTTTTGTTTCAAGCTCAGTATATTTCTCATCGGGCTTGGTTTTAGCTTCCTCTTCGGCTTTTCTTTTAGCCTCTTCATCTGCTTTTTTCTTTTCTTCTTCCTGCTGTTTTAATTCTTCTTCTGTCGGCATATAACCTCCTGAAATAAAAAACCCCCAATCACTGCTGATTTATATCAGAAGCAATTAGGGGTTAGTTAAAACCCTATATGGTTTTATTATCTTACATTATTTATATCTACTTTTTTGTATTTCTCTTTAAGTTTTTTAGCTCTTTCCTCTTCAATTCTTTTCTCAGCAGTATCAAGTGCTACTACAATCCCCTTTAAATGGTTCTTTATTATAAATACCAAATCCCGCATAATTTGTCAAGATGCCTCTTCTTCTTGTAGGGTATCTATCTGGTCTCTGGGTATATTAAGCATCTCCATAACCGTCTGGAAAGCCCCTATCCAATAAGTGCCAATTACGTCTTTCTCACGACCTGCTTTTAAAATCTCTGTAGTAGCCCTTTTCTGTTTCTCAAGAGCTATCTCTCTATACAGTTCCCATGCTGGACTCTTCAGGAGTGCCAACCACGCCTGTTTCAGTTCCTCTTGTTCCAAGTAAACCTCCTAAGAATTGACTTAATTCGTCAGGTTGAGCCTCTGACGGTGCTACACCAAAAGCCTGTTTAACCATTTCAGGTAGTTCAGGAATATAAGATTCGATATCCACTTTCTCAAAAGACCTTACCATATCCTCTGCCATACGATGATAAGACTTTATCATATCCATAACGTATTTCTTGATATCATCTGGCAACTGAACTTGTTGAGAGCTTATCATCATAAATAACTGAAGTATCTGCCTAAACACTACACTTAACTGCTGGATTAAAACCAGATTGGTTTGTTTCTCAATCTCCTTATTGACAGCTAAGGAGGTGGCTGCACAGTAAAACTCGTATTCATCTCTTACATTACCCATTGTTGGAAGCCCGATTTCCTCAATAACTCCTTTCTCGCCTGTAACCTCAAATATTTTGTCAGGTCTATACTGGGCATAGAGTTCTATAATCTGATAAGCAAGCTCAACCATCGATTCTCTTGTGTTGTTTAAGATGAGGTCGAAATGCCTTCCTGACTCCCCTAATAAAGCTAATGTACCTGTTGCAGTAGCTCTTGATTTAATAAGGCTGGACTCCCTGCCTAATGTGTAATCTGTTACCTTGGTGCGTCTTTCATGATAGTCCCTGAGCAGATTATGAATAAGAAATGATGATTGATGAATTTCCCCTAATAAAAATTCCTGTAAGTCGGTAGGGTCGTCAAGCCAGAAGACCTTACCCGGGTACACCTTACCAATATCTCGTTTTGCCGTCTTTCTACCTTTAAAACACTTTACATTTGCAACTGTAGCATTATCTATTGTCTGATTAAACACCGTATTTATGGCATCCTGAATATGTTCGGACATTTCGCATATGCCTTTTGAGTAAATCCTGCCAGTACGCTTCATAAAATCGTTTTTAATAAAAGGTCTTTTACCGTGATTGTAAGGATAATGGATGATTCTTATTAAAGTGCGGGATTTTAGCTCTATTGTCGCTATCAAATACTCGTCATAGCCATCATTGTCTATATCATAGCCAAGCTGTACTTCGTAAAGCTCATAATCTCTTAAAATTTCAGGGGAAGTCTCTTGTATGCCTTCTAATTCCTTCTTTTGTTTTTCTATATCGACATTTTTGCTCGCTTTATCTGAGGCTTGGGTATAAAACGACTTAATCCTATCTATATTTTTGTAAATTCCGAGTTTTTCTTTACGTCTGAGAGTATTCCAGTTAACTCTTGTCCTATGGGCAACCCAGAAAGACTGTTCAACTGATTTAGCATTTGAAGGAAAAATTAAATCCTCTATGGTTATAACATCTACTGAAGCATTGTCCGTTACCTGAAACTCGTATCCTTCACCTTTTCTAATCTTTTTCTTATCATAGTTCCAGTAAACTTTAACAAAACCAGACCCCATCTTGCATTTTTCCATAAACCATTGGGAACATATATCGTAACCACTGATTACCGTTCTAAAAATCTCATCCAGAAACCTCTCCAGAGACCTTAAACTGTCTGGATTAACGCCTTTTTTCTTGGCTTTTATGTGAATATAGGGTCTTACGCCTAAGATAGTATTGACTTCTCTTGCGTGAATAGTCTCTACAGCTATCGGGGTTACAGGTACACTGATATTAGAGGCGTTTTCCCATGGGAAATTCTTTTTAAGCGGAAGTTTTTCTTCATACTGGTCAATCCATTTAGACCATTTAGTTTCCTGATTTGCCCTATCCTTTATTGCAGTGTCTATTTGGGTGCAGAGATAATCGGTAATCTCCGTTTCCAGTTCTGGTGTTAATTTTACTTTTATATCGTCAATGTTCATATCTCGTATTCGGGTTTTAGTTTTGATATTGGGGTTAATATTTTATGGTCGACATACTTATTCTTATTATATTTCTCCACATAGGGGTAGAAATATTCAAGTATTGCCTCAATGTCGCTATTTAAATAAAGGTGTCTAAATCTTCTATTGTGATTTTTGCGTCTTGGCTTGACAATACCACGCTTTTTAAGTTTCCACAAGGTTGGATAGGTAATATTGAACAACTTCATAACCTCCTGAGATGTATAGACTTTAAAGTTAGGATGAATCGGCATTATCTACCTCTTTTTTTATGAGTTCCCTTGATAGTCCCCTTATTCTGGCTGGCATAAAACACCTCTTCCCCTTTTTTCTTTCCATATTCTTGTATCATTTTTCTTTTAATCTTAGTACCTTTCTTAGTAAGTGGGCTCATATAATACCTCCTTCATAATCGTTAACCATATCCTGTTTTTGAACGACCCATATCTTGCAACAATTCTACCTCATCCTGTTTCTCTTTTTCAAGTTCATCCTGCGTATAAGTCCTTACAGGGTTATCATTAACTATATATTTCAAATTGTCAAGCATGTGATTGTCTTTCTCGTTATCCCAGTCGCAGGTCATAAACTCGTGAATCGTTTCCTTACAGTGGTTAAACACAAACAGACGGGGAGTTAGATTCTGAACTTCTCCATATGTAGATTTAGGAGTCAGCAGTTCGCTTATCTTGTAGTAAGCATGTTCAAACTTGTTGTTCGCCTCTATACAATGCACCCCTACACTTCTAAACTGAGCCTGTATCGAGGCAGTCTGACCCCTGAGCTTATCTATAAACTTGGCGTTGGGGTCAATTAACCGCCTGAAGTTGCCGTCTATATATTTATAGTTTTCAATCTGGATCCCGAACTGCTCACATTCCTTTCTTCTAATATGAGAGGCAACTTCTGGAATCGTCAGGTTATCTATAAACATCTCATCATAAATATACATCGTGCCGTGTTCATCTATTGCTATCCACAACACAGCAACAGGGGTCTGAGGATGAGGGTCTATGGACATATACCTTCCCCAGTGCTTTGGAATCTTAAATGCAGGGATAACGTGCTTTTCGTAGCCAAACCTCTTATAGATAAGACCCGTAAAAGCTACAAAGTTGCCGTTATACTGCTCCTCGAATATCTCAGTTGGAAGTTCCCTTTTAGCCGTTAAATATTCTTCTTTGGAAAAATAGGGGTTTTCGATAACAGGAATAATCTTAGCCCAATAGTCTGGATTGCCGTCTTCTTTAGCTGGAAGGTAAAACCGCTTATAAAGCCAGTTATACCCATGGGGGGTTGTCGGAATAATCACCCTGCCGATTCTCGTACCAAGCCTCGCCCTTAAATAAGCGTCATAAGTCTTCTCTTTAAGTCTTGACCCTTCAGACAAAATTAGCCAGTCTATCTCCTCACCTAATAAACTCTTCTCGGCATCCTCTGACTTAGTGTGAACTTCTGAACCCCAACGGGTTATTAACACTTGAGGCCCTGGAGACGAATAAAGTGGGTTTAACACCTTCTGGGGTTTAAAACCGAGCTTTATGCAGATATCCTCGTGAATATATCGGAACTCCTTAGAGGGCTGTTCGTAGTTAGGACCAACTATCCAGCCCCTTGTCTTAGCTTGCATGATATCAGGTAGTACTTCCTTAGAAGCCCATAAGGACTTGCCATACCTTGAACCTGCAAAAAGGGACTTATACCGAGCCCCTGACTCATGCCCCTCTACCTGAGAAGGAAACGGCTTATAACCTAACTTACTATAGAGCCTCTCCCTAAACTTGTCCACTCTTGTCGCCGTTACCGTCTACTTCAGCTTCTTCCATAAATGCCTCATAAGGACTCTTCTCGGATATCACCTTGTCAGCCCTAACCTTATCCCACATGTCCTTAAATATCTTCCGCTTAACGTCAACAGGAGTGTTCTTATCAGCCGTAATCATTAGTAAACTGGTAATTAAAAAGTTCTCCCCACCCTCACTGGCAAGAGTCTCAAACTTCCTGGGAGAATTTATTAACTCCTCAAATAAATCATCAACTTTAGACATATACTATGAATAACATAAATATTATACCTTGTCAAATAGACTGATAAACTTTTAACCACTCTGTCCGTATAAGAGGTTTAGTAAAAAAAATGTATGGGAGTGATGTATACATACCTTCCAAAGGCAATTGGGGGGGGTAGGGGGTCTGCCCCTGGGTGTAAAGCTATTGAGTTATTATAATTAATACTGGATGCGTGGCAGAGTAGCATATTTCTTTTATTATTCAATGGTGTAGATTTCTTGACAGTGCCTCTAAATAGTGTAAAGGTAATCCTTGTAAGGTGCGCTGATAATGTGTAAAGTGGGTGTAAGTCGTTGATTTATAACAATACATAATGTCCGCTAACCGCTATTATGTTAAATTAGAGATTGAAGAGCTTGGAATTGTAGAATGTACCTGGAGCTACAGACTGCAACTAAGACATGACATTATCGCTTCACAATAAGTGCTTGATTTTAATAGTTTTTGCAATGGCTGGTTGTGTGTGTAAAGTACAATTTCCCCTTTAATTTCAAGCTATAGGGCATACATTACACATTATTTATTAAGATTTTAAAGTGGGGAGTTCACAGATTAGTTCTTAGAGTGGATTTGTCAAGGGGCAGGTTTTCCAGCGATTGGAATGTGACATAATTTGTCACTTGTCGTGTAAAGTTTTCCAGAATGGTGATGTTGTTTATTTTCAAGGAGTTAGGCTATTTTTCACCGAAATTAGGTTAAACTTTACAGGCCGTAATTTGTCATGTTAAAAAATTATCCTTATAAATCAACTATGCCGTTTTTTGTCATGTAGCTTTTCCTTACTAATCGAAACTTTCGGGGTATGACATTTTATGTCAGTCTAAAAATACCAACAAAATGTTTAAGTTTATCAAGAGGTTATACGATTTATTGAGTAGCTGGACTCGAACTTGCATTACTATTTGGCAGATGTTAAAAACTAATTTTAAGGGAGGGGAAGCATGAAATATACATTAAATTGCTCACATAATTGTGAGTGGAATGGGGCAGTAGTAAATTGCATTAATCCTATTGATTGGCAGGGCGTATGCCCTTCTTGTCAATATGAAAGGGAAGTCAATAGGTTATAAGCCTTCTCAGGGTATCCTCTTAGGAGGGTATCCTACTGAGTGCTTATAAACAATTTAACAAGGGAGGGAGTAATGAGAAAAATCCTATATCAGATGATAAGAGAAATGAATCCTCATATATCTGCATTAGAGGTATGGGTTTATATTAATCAATTTACAATTAATGAAATATCATGGGATAAATTTTGCTGTGCTACAATGGATAATTATCTTGAGTTTATACTTACTTAACCAATAACCTTTAACAAGGGAGGGAAGGAAATGTATAAAATACAAAAATATACAATATGTTTGGTAAAAGACAGCAGTTTTAAAGTAGGAAACAATAAAGTAACTGTTCCACAAACTGCTGCTGAAATTCTCAGGAGTTATTTACAGGGTGTAGATAGGGAGCACTTCGTGGTAATGATGTTAGATAACAAAAATAAAGTAATCGGCATCAACACATCTCACGTAGGAACTTTAGCAGGGACTTTTTTTCATCCTCGTGAGATTTTTAAACCCGCTATACTTTCCAATGCAGCGGGCATTATCATTGCGCATAATCATCCATCGGGTGACGCAACACCATCAGAAGACGACAGGAATACAACAAAGCGAATAAAGGAAGCGGGAGAGGTTCTGGGCATCCAGCTATTTGACCATATTATTATCGGTGAGGAAGGCAGTTTCTATAGTTTTGTTAATGAGAGAGAATTATAAATTTTCCAACGCTGGAAAAAGGGGGGTTAAGATGATTAAATGTAAAGATTGGATGGCGGCTATCAGTAAATATAAAGCAAAACAGTATAAAAATCGTTGTCGGACATGTCTATATCAACAAGATACGGTATGCCCTGCGGGGACATTGCAGAAAGAAAAAAAGAGATATGAGGCAGAGGAAAAGGCATGGGATACCTTCTGTGAAGCTCGGAAGAAAAACACTCCCGAATGGCAACAATACACTCACGCCATCCAAGCTCTGGTGGAAATTTCTGAAATGAAATACAAAATCTCAGGTGGCGAAACAGAAGAGGCTGAAATTGCACGCAAGGCTCTGGAGGATATTAACTCCAGAATGGAGGGGAAGCCCTGATTAACAGGGAAGATAAATCCAAACGTAAGGAATGGGAGGAGGGGTTGAAATGACATACCTCAAAAAACCAGTTAGGCGTAGTACTCCTGCAAAGTATAGGGGGCGTAATCTCGTAATACAAATAGAGCCTCTGGTCTTGCCTCAACACAATATAAGCACCGCTATTATCAAGGTAAAAGAAAAAGGGCGTAGGTTATGGCATGAAATAACTCTTGATGAGATATTTTGGATTGCTGGCAAGAAATACGCTAAAGAGCAGGCTAAGAAAAAGAAAGAAGAGCGGAAAAAGAAAAAATAGGAATTGTAAGAAAAGTAGTTACAATTCAGATGTCATGCCTTCACATCTTAAAACTACGTATAGTACCCGTCTCTTAAAAGAGATTGCTTCACTTGGCACTGCTGTAGCTATATATTCAGGGGGAAAACTTGAGGTATCTTTAAAATTAACAATCTAAAAGAAAGAAGATAAAATGACAAAAGAAATTATGGAGCAATATGAACAAGTAAGGCAAAGTGGAGCTTGTAATATGTTTGATTATCGTTGTGTAATTACAGTTGCTGATAAGTTAAAATTCTATGATTTAGCAAGCCTTGAAATAGAAGAATACAAAAAGCTATTGATGAATTTTTCTAAATATATGAAACAATTTAGCATTGACCAACACTAAAAAAGGAGGCTACATGCGAAAAGTAAAAAGCAAAAAGAAAGAATTAAAGAGAATTAAAATAATTAAGTTGCTTATCTGGCTTTTCAGGCTGCCTTACCATGTGAGGCGGAATCCACAGAGAAAGGAAAAAACACAATGAATGACAAAGCATTAACGACATACGAATTACCAGAACCTGAACTGGTTAAATCAGGACTTCAAAAAATCCAGCAGTATCAAAAGATAGTGCAGGAGACACTAATTAAGGATTTGGACTATGGGATAATCCCAGGGACTCAAAAGCCTACACTCCTAAAGCCAGGGGCAGAAAAGCTGGCTAAAATTCATGGGCTGGCTGATGAATACGAGATATTAGAAAAGATAGAGGATTGGGATAAACCTTTCTTCCATTATCTCATGAAATGCAAGCTCAGGCATATACAGAGCGGTATCGTAGTATCAGAAGGCACCGGCTCATGTAATAGCAAAGAAAACAAATATCGTTGGCGTTGGGTAAAAGAGAGAGAGGTTGACCAGACTAAATATGACCCTACCGACCTAATGAAAAAGGTATTAACTGGTAAGTATGGGGAATACACTCTTTACCGTACTGAAAACGATGATATATTCACACAGGTTAATACCTTGCTGAAAATGGCTCAAAAAAGGGCTATGGTCAACGCAGTGCTTTCAGCTTGCAGACTCTCGGCGGTATTCACTCAGGATATAGA